CCACGGTCTGATCCGCGCCGAGCGTTGGTTGGGCTCCGCCGTTGGCGGATCGTACGCCAAGACCGATGCCGCCAGTTCCCCCTGCCGGCTGCGCGCCACTATTCGAGCGCGGGATTGAACTGCCCGCCGCCGCGCTCACGGGCGGAATGGACGGCGTGGCGTCGTTTTTGGTTCCCGTCGCCAATTCGGCGTAGCGGGAGCCGGTCATGCCGTTCACGTCGCGCTTGTTTCCTCCTTGTGCTAGGGGCTTGCCGGTAAACCACATTGAAGCCGCGTCCGGGGCGTCGCCGTATTTTTCGAGATATTGTCTGAGTTTTGCCTTAGAGACAGCTTCCTGAGCCTGTGGATCGTTGAGAAATTCCTGCCGCGTCATCTTGCGGCCAAGAACTTCCTCGGTCCATTTCGGGATGTTGGCGCCCATGACTTGATATTTGCCATAGGCGCGGTCGCCGCTTCCGGTCTCCCGTCCAATGGCGCGATATGGGTCTTTTTCGCCGCCACTTTCGACGCGCGCGATTCCGGCCTCAAGGCGCCCAAGAGCGTCTCCACCGGCCGCTGGCTGTTGAGCGCCCGCCTGTGGCGCGGCCCCGCCGCCGCCAAGGAATTGATCAGCGGGCGCCGGCTGGTATTGCTGCTGATCTAGTTGAAGGCCCGCTAGCTTCGCCGCCTGGTCCGGGGGGAGCAAGCCCTTCTGAGCGAGCGTCTGCATATAACTGGCCGTATCCAACTGGCCATTGGCCATCGGAAGGCCGCCAGCGAAGGCAGTTTGTTGCGCCTTTTGCTGCTCGGCCAGAAACTTCTGTCGCTCGATCTCTTGCTGCTGTTGTTGCAGCACAAGCTGATCGGATTGCGCCTTCCGAAAATCTCCCGGCAAGTTCCCAAGCGCCGTCCCGAGCTGCGTGTTGTCCAGCTTCGGGTAGGATGGACCGGAGACGAAAGGCTCCACCATCAAGAGGCCCTCAAAAACGCGCCGAGATCGGACGAGAAGTCAGTCGCCTTGCCATAGTTCACGGCGAGAAACCCATCAACGTCGATCACAGCATCGGGGTTTTTCTCTTGGACTTCCTGCGCCATGACGCCGATGCGCATCGTGTCGTCGCCCTTGTAGCGGTAGCGGTAAATATTCGTCCCGTCGAACAACTCGCCAACAGGTTCGATGTCGTCCTTCAGGCGCTCGTCACTGAATATCGAGGCGAGGCCGCTCAATATACTTGTGCCAATGGTTCCGCTCGTCGGAGAGGACAACAGCCCCCCAACCGCTTTCACGCCGCCACTGACCGTGCTCTGCGCTTGGTTCGAATTGGCGAGCGCCGCCGACGCATTGGCGTTTCCGGCACCGGTGAGCGCGCCGACTTCATTGTTGATGAGGTTGTTCTGCACGCCGGCCTGCTGATTGCCGAGATTTTGATACGCGCCAGAAATGCCTTGCGCGGCGCTATTCGAGGCACCCAGATAGGGCTGAAGCTGGTTGACGTAGTTGCTGTAGGTGTTTTGCGCGAGGCCGGAATCGTAGTTCGACAGCGTCGTGGCTTGGTTGCCGGAATTGAGCGTCCCGTTCGCCGCGCCGGCCGCATTGATCGCATTGTTGCCTTGCCCGAGCGTGAACTGATAGCCGGGAGTCGTCTGCAATTGCGCGAGCGCCGACTGGTTGCCAGCCGCGCCATTGAGCCCGAGCGCATTGCCAAGCCCCGTGACGCCCTGGTTTGCGGTCGTCAAATTCTGCTGAAGAGGCGCGACAGCGTTGGTCGTCGCGCTGGTCAGGTCGGTGTTCGCCGTGTTCGCGCCGTTTTGAGCGGCCCCGATAGCCGCGAGCATCGCTTGGGTTTGGTCCCCCGCGGCCGTGTTCGCGCCGCTGAAGAGACTGCTGAGGAAGGACATTATGTTATCCTCGTTTTGATAGCGAGATATTGTCCGCCAATAGCGACGCCGAGTTTTGCCGCCGCCGCATCATTAACTGCGGCTGGGAGCGTCGCGTTGATGTTGTCGGCAAGCGCCTTCATGGCCTGAGAAAATGGTATTGTAGGTATTCCTTTTTCATCGACCCACTGGCTAGATGATGGTGGAAGATTCACTCGTTTGTTTGCCATTTACGTTCCCACCGCCCTTACGTCAGACGACATTGTTGCTCCAAGGAATGAAATATACACTGGATCGGTAATATCAATTCTAAATCTAACACCCATAGGGCCGGGCAGCCCTAAGTTTAATATTGACACTCTTGTTCTTAGAACATTCGCCTGATTGCCGAGAGATCGGACCAACGGGTTGCCCCAATTCTGGCCGCCATCCTTACTCATTGAAATCGCCACGCTCGGGGCTTGTTCATTCGGTGGCGACGTCAGATCAACCGCGCTACCGCCGGAAACATAGGCGTTCGCGTAGGCGCTACCCTCAAGCTCAATGTTCGTCAGGTCAATGTCCTTGATCGACCAAACTCCATTGGCTTCGGTCGTTCCGAGAACGCCGGAAACTTCGATGACGTCGCCGGTTTTCATGGCCGCCGTTGATGCCACTAGGAGTTTCACGTCCCCGTCTGCCGCCGCCGATGTTCCAAGAACTTTCGTTGTCACCGATCCAACGGCCTGGCCGACGCCGACCACAAAATCGAAGTCGGCGCGGGCGACGCGCTGTTGCGCCGGGAACTTCTTCACAGGCCCGGATTCGATGCGATACAGCTCCGCCACCCCGACTTCAGTCGGATTGCTGTCGTCGGCATAAAGCACGTTGCCGGATTGTTGATCGCCGACAAGCCACGTCCCGAAAGCGGGATGTCCGTCAGTCGCGCGCCAGCGTCCATAAACCGAAGCCAAATTAAGCGACCACCGCTCTGTCCATTTCCGCGTCTGAAGGTTAAATTCCCACGTCCACCCCGGCGCCGAGATGGTCCAGAACTTCTTTCCTGCCGTGATGTAGCAGCCTGCCTCGATTGTTTGTCCGGCGACGACTGCATTCTCTATCAGGCGGTCCAGATCGGGTGGAGATGCCTTTATGTGAGCCAAAGCGCCAGATGTCATCCAATGCACGCCAAAATCTTGCGCCACCCATAGAAGCTCGGAAAACCCCGTCTCGAAGCCGGCGATGGCCGATGATTGAATGAGCCCGATGTCGAGGACCACGAGGCGGGAATATGGGAAGTTAGGAGACGGAATCGCCGCGTCTTGCCAAACCTCGCATGAACCCGTCGTGAACAGCATGAGAAGCCCGGAGAACGGGATGCAACGCAAGAGAACCACATCGGACTTGGCTTGAACGGTGATGTAAGTCAGCGCGTTCATAATCAGGCCGTTCAACACCGTGGCGTAAACCTGTCCCGCGCCCGTGGTGAAGAAGAAATAGCCGTCTTGGAAGCACACCGAGTTAGGCTGCTCCATCGCGCCTTGCCCGGTGTAAGCGGTTGGCGCTCCAGTGAAAGCTCCGTAAGTTCCTTGCCCGCCCGTCAGGTTGCCGGACACGGGCGAAAGCGTGATCGTCTCTGTTCCCGTGGTCACTGCTCCGACGATGGACGTTGAATTGCCGACCGACCCTTGATGGTCAATCGTTATTACGGCGCCGAGAACCGTTGAAGACACATTCGCCACGATCAAGACCGCGTTCAGGTTGAGCGCCGAGTTGAGCGCGGCCGCGACGGTCGCTGCTGTCTCGCCAGCCCCGAGCGTATGGCTGATCGTGACAGGAAACCCATTGGCGTTCGTCGCCGAAAGATATGAGTTGAGGATGTCGAGCGTAACCACATCGCCCGATGTGAAGACAGAGCCTCCGATAGTCACCGTCGCGGTTGCTGGCGTCACGGCGGCGCTGCCTATGACGAAAGCCCCATCGGCGGGATCCACAACGACAACATCAGGGACAGGCGACGCCTGGTTGCGCGCGAGAGAAACTTTGCTCGTGCCGGGGAGAACCCCGATCGAGATCACATTTCCTGACGCATCGACCGTCGAACAGTTCCCCGACCAGCACTCGAACGATATGGCGTTGACTGCGATCCCGCCGCGATAGCCGCTCTGAGGCGTTGCCGCGAAGAGTGAAAGGCCAGCCGAGCGAACCAGCTTAAACTTTTTCTGATCGTTCTCGCCCAATGAATCCGCGTAGGCGTTTATCAAACGCCCTTCAGACTCTTGAGGGCTTGAGCCAGGAAAGCTGCTCAAAGGGAAAGGGATGGCGACTGGAGGCGCGATGCCCATCAGTAGCTATCCGTCCGCTGGGCTTCGTAGGTCGGGCGACCGCGATTCATTATCTTGAGACTTATCGCCGCCGTCCCCGAACCCGGCGGCGATCCCAACCCCGCAGAGATGAGCGGCCCAATGAAGTCCGCGCTGGAACCAAAGTCTGTCGAATTTTCTCCCGCGATGATCGCTGCCAAATCCAGGAACCATTCTCCGGGGATATTGTCCGGGTCGGCGACGTAGACGATTTCAAGCGCGCCGAGCTTGCGAAAGATCGCGTCAAGGCTGTCGTTGATCTGGTTGAAATCCTCTGGAGACACGGTTTGACCCGCCGCCAAAACACCAAGTTTCGAGAGCGCCTTTAGCACAAGCTGGCTCGCGGTGTAATATGGCGTCGAAACCATCAGGCCCTCCAGGGCAATTCAAAGACGCCATACCGCATCCAAAGCTCGGCGACCTGGCTCTCGCTCAATCCCTCAGACAACCGCATCTGGCGTAGCTTCGGCTCGATCAGCGTGCCGAGATAGGAAATGTCGTCGTGGCCAGTCTCGCATTTCAGGCGAACGTCCCGATCTTGCGCCCAATTCTTGACGAGCTGCTCAATCGTCGAAACGCCCTCCATCCATCCGAGGACATGGCCGCGATATTCCATCGCGTCAGTCGGCGCCCGGTTGGGGTTCTCTTGCGGCGCGTCATTGCCCACGCGGTAGAAGCGATTGGCGCGCGCCGCCGCGAGGTGGTCTTTGTTCGTGACGCGAGTCGGGACATTGGCCGTAAATTCAACCCCCCGCCATTTGGTCTTAACCGGATCGCCTTCACCGGGGAGATAGGTGACTAATTCCTCGATATCGTCTTGCATATCTGGTTCCTTGTCCATCGGATCGGGTTTATTCTTCGGCTTTCTAGGCCGACCACGGGGCCATCCCATTTGGCATCCTTCGTGAAGAGGAAAGGTGGGGCTATCTCAGCCCCGCCGTATCAATTGTCGTCCGATTTTGCCCAGGTAATAACGAAGGTCGTGGAGCCAGTCGTCGCCGCCGTGCCGGTCTGTGTATATTTCGCGTAGAGGGCAAGATATGCCGGAACTACGCTTGTCCCCGACGAACTGTAGGCTTTTTGGAGCGACGTATTCGCCGTCACCGCCACGCCGAGGCCGGCCGCTGTCGTCAAGTGAACGACGCCGGTCGCGATAGTGGTTGTGGAGTTGCTGAGACACGCCGTCGCCGTGCCGCAGTCCGCCATGAGTTCGTTGGCGCTCGCTTGCGTTACGCCAAGCGTGAGGACATTCGTCGTCGTCGCGTTCCACGCGGTGGTAGTATCCGCATCGATGGCCAGGATGTAGGCGCTCGCCGGGATCGACGCGAACCAAATACCGTTTTTGATGTTTGCGTCGCTGAAGTTCAGCGTTACGCGGGTATAGCAGACGTTCTGCGTATCGCTGCAAGACCGCGACGGGATTAGCTTCGTCCCGGCGTAGACCTGCGGGTCGATTGTGTAGGCGCTCGCCGAGATGATCGGCGCGAAGACAAACGCCATCGCAATGGCGAGCGCGGTCGCGAGTTTGTGGAAGTTTTTCAGCATGGGTTTTCTCGTCTGTTCGAATTGAAGGAAGAGGCGGCGCATCAGCGCGCCGCCATCATTCATCATTGGTCCGGGATGGCCGTGAAGAATCCTGTAAAAATTCCCCATTCCTTGAAGTTATTAGCCGGTGTCAGCTTGGCGAGCTTGCCAATGCCGTATGCCATCTTCAAGCCGGCTCCACGCAGGAACTGATAGTCGTCTTCCTTGCGGAACGTCGGGGTTGGCATTTTGCCCCAGCACCACGCTTGAGCCTGCTGACCGCACAGGAACGCGGGAGCAACCTGGACGTTGGCAGCGCCCGCCGTCTGGTAGAACACCGGGAGGCGAAGCGACAGTTCCGGGATTTCGCGGATGATGATGGCGTTGTAGAGCAAATCGCCATCGACGAAGATCGGGTTCTTAATATACCCCTGCTGCTCACGCGCACGGGAGTTCTGGTTTGCCGTCTTGATGTCGGTGTCGTTCGCCAAGTCGCGGAACTGTTCCTGCCCGACGAAGAGCACAAACCATTCCGTTCCGTTTTCCTTCAGCTTGAACGGGCGGATGCGCGGGTTGGCTCTCTTCGCGCGGCGCTTCATGGTCAGCAGAATGGCGCCGGAGATAACGTCCGTGGTCGTGGTGATAGCCGTCATCGACGCGGCGAAGTTGCCGGCCGAAAGGTTCGCCGTGTTGGAGTGGCCGATCTGGATGCGGTCCGCGTTGTCCGTGATCCAGGTGTTGCGCTGCGCGGCCGTGGCCGCGTCGAACAAGAGGCCGTTGACGCGCTGGCCGTTGTTGGAGCCGAGGCCCGCCGGGGAAGATTGTGACGGCAGAGCATAGAAGGCGTCGCAAATCTCGTCGCGCTGGAGTTCCTTGCCCCAATCGACGAGCATCGGCTTCGCTTCGGCGAAAAGGTCGATGGACGATTTCTGCTCTTC